TAAGCATAAAATAATTTATATATTAGGTTTTGATTATAAAGGTTTAGATGACGGTAGATTTGTAAATAATATTTTTTCGAGTACACCGAATTATAAAAAATCTGGTGACAGGGCAACATTTTATGGAAATTGGCTTAAACAAACAGTGATTACTGTAAAAGAAAACCCTAATATTCAATATATAAGAGTAATTGACAAAGAAGGCTTTATTCCTCCTGATTTGGTAAATATTGATAACATAAAACACATTACCGTTGAAGATTTTAAAAATCGACACGGATTAATGTAGTCAGATAACTGAAAATCTTGCAAATAATAGCCGTTTCAGGACTATTTCGTGTAAATAAAGTAAATAATATTGACAGCCCATACCGAGTAAACGGTATTTATTTTATTGCAGGAGAAAACAATGGCAGATCGTAGTAAATTTGAAGAAATGCTCGAGCTACTTGTCAACGAAGACAAAGAGCGAGCACAAGAACTATTCCACGAGATTGTGGTAGAAAAATCAAGAGATATTTATGAGTCACTACTAGAAGACGAAGAAGTTGATGAAGCATCTGATGAAGAAGTAGATGAGTCAGAAGAAGTAGATGAGTCAGAAGAAGATCTAGACGAAGCAGACGAAGAAGTAGATGAGTCTGATGATGAACTAGAAGAAGGTTTTGATCTAGACGAGTTTGAAGTAGAAGCAGACCCAATGATGATGGGTGGCGATGCTGGCGACGACATGGAGATGGATATGGATCCAGACATGGACGACGAAGACGGCGACGACATGGACATGGACGACGAAGGTGACATGGCCGATCGTGTTGAAGATCTAGAAGATGAATTAGAAAAACTAAAAGCAGAATTTGATTCAATGATGAACGATGATGACGCAGGCGACGAAGAAGAAGCAGGCGACGACATGGACATGGACATGGATGACAAAGAGCCAGAAGAAGGTTATGCATTTGAAGCAGCAGACGAAGAAGTTGAAGAAGCAGCAGACGAAGAAGTTGAAGAGTCAGACGAAGATCTAGACGAAGCAGCAGACGAAGAAGTTGAAGAAGGCGATAAGTCAGCAGCGGAACAAATGCGTGAGTATGTAGAAAAAGTTGCTCCGGCTAAAATGGGCGACAATGGCGCAAACACAAAATCATCTGTAGCAGGTCCAAATAATATGGGCGGAACAAGCGCAAACATTTTACGTAGCGATACTGAAAACAGTGGAGAAGCTGGCGCAGGATCAAAAATAAAAGGTTCAGCACTTAATGACCAAAACCCAAAAGACATGAACACTAAGAACATTAACGTTCCTGGTGGTAAAGCTGGCAAAACAGGATTTAAAAAATCTGAGCCAGGACACGGCGCTGAGAAAAAAGGTAAGCCGGAAACTGCTGACAAAGCCGCAGGTCCAACACTTAACAAGTTGAGCAAGCGAGCAAAGTAAGCAAGACAGGGCATTAGATGAACAACTACTTACGAGAGCATTTGACATTCGATCAAGCACAAATTGTGCTTGAGAATGCCAACGAAGGCAAAGATCTTTATATGAAAGGTATTTGCATTCAAGGTGACGTCCGTAACGCTAATCAGCGAGTATATCCTGTAAACGAAATTGGCAGGGCTGTCAAAACGCTCAACGATCAAATCCAAAACGGATTTACCCCTCTCGGAGAGGTTGATCATCCAGATGGCTTAAATATTAACCTAGACCGTGTATGTCTCATGATTGAAAGCATGTGGATGGACGGTGCAAATGGTTATGGAAAACTAAAAATATTACCAACTCCAATGGGACAATTAGTTAAAACTATGCTTGAAGCAGATGTTAAACTAGGCGTTTCTTCAAGAGGAGCAGGTGAAGTTGACAACAACGGTAATGTTGCTGACTTTGAAATTATCACTGTGGACGTTGTGGCTCAGCCCAGCGCCCCCGGTGCTTACCCAACACCAATCTACGAACAATTATTAAATGCTCGTGGGGGTATGAAGGCATATGAACTAGCACAGGCAACAAAACACGATAACAAGGCACAAAAATATCTTAAGGAATCGCTGATTAACATAATCAGCAAACTCCAATAATAGGAGGACAATTAATGTTGGACGCACTGAAAACACTTTTTGAAAACGATGTTGTTTCGGAAGAAATCAGAGCTGAAGTTGAGGAAGCTTGGAATGCGAAGATCGTCGAGAATCGCCAACAAGTAACCGCTGAACTACGTGAAGAGTTCGCACAGAAGTACGAGCACGATAAAAATACAATGGTGGAAGCTATTGATCAGATGTTATCAGAAGGATTAGCAAGTGAAATTGCTGAGTTTGCTGAAGATAGAAAGCAATTAGCAGAAGCTAAAGCAAAATATGCTGTAGCAATGCGTGAAAATGCTGATCTATTAAAAACATTTGTTGTAGATCAGTTACAAGGAGAAATTCAAGAACTTAGAGCAGACAAAGCAGCAATGGCTGAGTCTTATGCTAAACTTGAAGAGTTCGTTGTAGAACAGTTAGCTTCAGAGATAACAGAGTTTCATGAAGACAAAAAAGATTTAGCAGAAACAAAAGTACGTTTAGTACGTGAGGCTAAATCACACTTGGCTAAAGTTAAAACTGACTTTATCCAAAGAAGTGCTACACTAGTATCTGAAACAGTTGCAAAGACTCTTACTAAAGAGATTAGCGCACTAAAAGAAGATATCAATGTCGCACGTAGAAACGACTTTGGTCGTAAAATATTTGAAGCATATGCAGCTGAATACACTAATTCATATTTGAATGAAAAAACTGAAACTGCAAAGCTACTAAAAGTTCTTGATACTAAAAATCAACAACTAGCAGAAGCTAAAAAGTATGCTACAAAAGCAATTGCTATTGCAGAATCTAAAGAAGCAGAAAAACAAAGACTTCAAGAATCAGCAATAAGAGCAGAAAAAATGAATAATCTTCTTGGACCTTTAAGTAAGGACCAAAGAGAAATTATGACAGACTTACTGGAATCAGTACAAACATCAAGACTAGAATCTTCGTTTGAAAAGTACCTACCATCAGTTATTGATAGTAATACTCCAGCAAAGCAAAAGGCACCACTAATAGAGGCAAAAGAAGTAACAGGCAACCGTGAGCAATCACAAACAAGTAGTAAACAAGCAGACGACGGAAATGTTATTGACATCAAGCGTCTTGCTGGATTAAATTAAGGAGATTATTATGTCGGAACTACTAGAAAGTCGCTGGCAGGATACGAAAACAGCACTTCTTGAAGGCCTAAATGGCAACAAGAAAAGCGTAATGGCAGCAACATTAGAAAATACTCGCAAGTATCTTTCAGAAACTGCTACAGCTGGTGCTACATCTGCCGGTAATGTCGCAACACTAAACCGTGTAATCCTTCCAGTGATTAGACGTGTTATGCCAACAGTTATAGCTAATGAGCTAGTTGGTGTTCAACCTATGACTGGACCAGTTGGTCAAATCCACACACTAAGAGTACGTTATGCAGATAGCATTTCTACAGGTGGTGGCACAGACGTAACAGCTGGCGAAGAGGCTCTAAGCCCATTCAAAATTGCTGAAGCTTATTCAGGAAACGAAGGCAACCCAGGTACTGCTGATGTAACAGCAGCTATGGAAGGTGTTGCTGGTAACAGAATGAGTATTCAGATCTTGAAACAAACTGTGGAAGCAAAGTCACGCAAGCTATCAGCTCGTTGGACTTTCGAAGCAGCTCAAGATGCTCAGTCACAGCATGGTATTGATGTTGAAGCAGAAATAATGGCTGCTCTAGCACAAGAAATTACTGCTGAGATTGACCAAGAAGTTTTAGCTTCTTTAACTTCGCTAGCCGGTACTGCGGTTGAAACATACAACCAAGCAGCAGTATCAGGTACAGCTACATTTGTTGGTGACGAACATGCAGCACTTGCAGTTCAAATCAACCGCGCATCAAACCTAATCGCTCAGCGTACACGTCGCGGCGCAGGTAACTGGGCAGTTGTTTCACCATTCACACTTACACTTCTACAGTCAGCAACTACTTCGGCATTTGCTCGTACTACAGAAGGTACTTTTGAAGCACCAACAAACACTAAAATGGTTGGTACACTAAACAACGCAATGAAAGTGTATGTAAACACATATGCATCAGATGCATCACCAGTACTTATTGGGTACAAAGGTACAAGCGAATCAGACGCAGCAGCGTTTTATTGCCCGTACATCCCACTAATGAGTTCAGGTGTTGTTCTAGATCCAGGCACATTTGAGCCAACAGTATCATTCATGACTCGTTATGGATATGTTGAGCTAACAAATACTGCTTCGTCTCTAGGTAACGCAGCTGATTATCTAGCAAAAGTTGCAATTGATAATTCAAATGTAAGCTTTAGCTAAGTTATAGTTAATACAGATAAAAGATAGGCGCTACGGCGCCTATTTTTTTGACTTTTTTTCTAATAAAATGGTTGACATTGTCTGTATAGATGTTATATTAGTTACATAACAAAGACGACGGTCTGAGTTAGATAGTGCAAGGAAGAGGAGTAGCAGGCTCCGAACTTGGCTCACACACTGTAGTGGTGCTAGTAGACTGTGGAGACACGGAGTGCTAGATAAAGTAAACCTAACTAGTTTACTGTGAGGCGCCTAAGTTATTTTCGAGCGACTGTACGCTTGGGTTGTTGGTATTCGCAAGTCCAACCTATCCATATTATAAAAAAGGCCTGTTATTAACTTAGCAGGTCTTTTTTTTATAAATACATCATGCAGGATGAATATGTATCTGCATTTTATGATGTAGTACAAGAAACTAGACAACATACTGGTATTGAATTACCAGAAACTATTGAGCACTATGTTGTAGTCTTACTGGCATCTCATATTGATAAATCAAATTTTTTACCTTCTCATTCGTTTGCAAAATCGTTTTTACAATTAAAACAAGCAAGTGATGCAAAAACATTAGGCGATACATGTTTATTTGTAACGGGTATATTTCCAGATTACGGAATTGATATAGATTATTATTCAGATATAGGTAAAACTAGTTATAGTACCGTTGCTAATACACTAAATGGCGAATTATTTTCTACTTTAAGCGTACATTTTGACATTGTTAGAGATTTTATAAATTGTATTCCTAACAAACGAGATAAATACTTAGTCTAAAAGTGCTTCGTAAGAAGACTTATGCGGACCCACCGCGTAGACCTAGAACGTCAAGGAGAAAACAATGGGAAGACCATTAAACAAACGACTATTTGCAGATGCTACTACAGGACCAGGTGCAGGAGATGAAATTAAAGTAAACTTTCATGACGGCGCAGGTGTTAAAGAAGGCTTCATTGTAAAGCAAAAAGGATCTAAAAGATTCGTATGTTCAGAAGCAGGAGTGTCTGATACTGTACATACATGTGTACTAACAACTGGAAAACTACCATCAGCATTAGCAGCAGGCGAAATGTCAATATCATTTAAGATGGATGATGAAGAAACTTACACAGTAAGTAAAATTTCTGGACGTAAAGCTACATTGTCAGCACCGAGTGCAACAGGATCAAACGCCTATGACGGCGCAAGTGTAGCATGGAACTTTGCAACATCACTAGTAGACGGCGCAGCACAGGTTGAAGAAGCTGGTGCAGATGACGTTGCTAACACAGATGACGATGATTTTACTGAAGACGCATAAGGATTGAGTAATGACTAGACCTATTAATGTTTTTGGAACAGTAGTAAACTATCTAAAAGATTTAATAGTAACAGTCAAGATTGGTTGTGCTAAGGTTTCACCTTTTGGTGTTATCTTAGCACAAATAACAGATACAACATTCAAAGTCCAAGATGATCTTGGAAATGAAGGAATATGTACACTTGTTAATAAAAGAAACAGTAACGATTTAGAAGAAAATGAAATGACAATAAAAGGGTTAGTAACAGATAATGTTAGTTTTGTTTTAATATCAAAGGTAATAAAGGATATTATGTTTGATTTTAAAAATATAAGATATTATTTTACTATAGATCACGACTCAACGTCTAATATTCTTTTATTGACAGAAAGAGGGTAATTTATGTCAAAGTTTTTAAAAGTAATAGACGGAGATTACAAAATATCAGTTGAGCCTGGTAGAGAAATATCTCTTAATACAGGTTTAGAAACTGGTACAGTAAGGATTAGTGGTGACTTAATAGTCGAAGGTAATACGGTTACTGTTCAATCTGAAAATTTAACTGTTAAAGATAATGTTATTGTAGTTAACCAAGGCGAAACAGGATCTGGAGTTACAGGTAGTGCTACTGCTGGTGCTCCAAACTCAAGTGGTATAAGTATTGACCGTGGCGGATTTAGTGATGCTTACATTTTATTTGATGAAAATGTAACTTGGTTAGATCCAGGTGATGATGAAAATCCTGATATTGATGTAACACCTAGAAGTGGTGCATTTATATTACGTGACGATATTGGAAACTTAATAGGTTTAAAAACAAACAGTATTGTTACAGGTGGCGGAAATTTATTTTTAATCAGCCAAGGTTCAGGAGTACTAAGTGTTGAAGGTACTGTTAACTATGAAAGTAATGTTACACAAGACGATCACATACCAAATAAAAAATATGTCGACGATGCTGTTTTAGGTTTCGTTGGTATTAGACGTATTGCGTCAGGTGACGAGTTTATCGGAAGCGGTATTACATACGTTGAAGCACTATCAAAAGATGTTGCTATTGGTAATCTTGAAAGTTTTGTTGAATTTAAGATTGATAATGTATCTTTAGCATATTTTTACGATGATAGAGCAGAGATTGATGATATAAAAATTCAAGATAATCAAATTACTACTGTATCATCAGGTATTGACTTAGTTCTTAAACATACAAGTAACCAAAGTGTATTAGTTGATAACAATCTTGCAATTAAAGAACTTCCAAATCCATTACTTGTTCCAGCAACACCAACTGATGGCGTAAAGATTTATGCAAGTGATCAGTCAATTGGTGGTACAGGTATATACTTTGTTAACAAAGAACAAACAAGAGACGAGTTAGTGAGTAGAAGTAAATCTATTCTATACGGAATTATATTTTAAAAAGGTAAAAGACAATGGCAATTAAAAGCGTTCAAATTGGAGTAGAAGATACAGAATTACTAGAAGTACCAGCAGGATTAAGATTTGCTGTTACTGTAATTATGA